ATAGTTATAACTGCTATTACTGCATTAGTTGGTGGCATCATATATCTATGGAAAACTAATAGTACATTTAGAAATGCAGTTATCTCGGCTTGGAACGCCATTAAGAGAGCTGCTATCTCTGTATTTGGTTTCATAAAACCATACATCATAAATATATGGAACGCTATTAAGAATTCATCAATAGCAGTTTGGAATACGCTTAAAAAGGTTGCCACTACTACATGGAATGGGATTAAATACGCAATTCAAAACCCTATTAAAGCATTGAAAAATGTATTGTCTACTTTATGGAATGGAATGAAAGCAGCAGCAATTAAAATTTGGACATTATTAAAAAATGGTGTAGTTGCAATTATTAAAGCTTATGTTAACCAAGCTAGAGCTAACTTCAACCTTGTTAAACGTATAGTAGTCACTATATTTAATTCTATAAAGTCATTTGCTATCAAAGTATGGAATGCTATTAAAAATGGCATTATAAATATTGTTAAAGTATTAAAATCTAGAATAACGAATACATTTAATGCTTTGAAAAAAGGTATTATATCGATATTTAATGCAGTTAAGAATTTCTCTTTAAAATTATGGACTAATATTAAAAATGGCGTTGTTTCAAGAGCTAAATCTTTATGGAACGGCGTAAAAAGTATGTTTACTAATTTGAAAAATAGTGTGAATTCAATCACCAGTAAAATAAGAAACTTCTTATATAGTGTATGGAATGCTATAAAAAATAAAGTTGTTTCTCTTGCTAAAGCGCTATGGAACGGCGTTAAAGACAAATTCAACTCTTTATCAACAGGAACACGTAAGATATTTAATGCAGTCCGTAATTACTTAGTTGATAAGTGGACGAATATTAAAGATAAAGTGGTTGGAATGGCTACTGGCATCAAGGATAAAGTAACGGGTGCTTTCGGAGTTATGAGAGATAGCTTGAAGAAAATCATTGGCAAGATTACTGGATTTTTCGATGACATGATGGGTGGCGTTGAAAAAGGCCTGAATAGTTTAATTAAAGGTATTAATAAAGTTGGCTCTATGCTAGGCATGGGGAAAGAAATGATTAAACCAGTTAAACTATCAACGGGTACAGAAGGTGCTTCTGGTAATGTAGTTTCAAACGGTGCAATAAGTAGCCCTACATTAGCTACAGTGAATGATAGTGGCCCAGGTAACGCTCGAGGAATTGGAGGATATCAAGAGTTAATTCAGAAGAGTAATGGCTCGGTATTTGCACCACAAGGAAAAGACGCAACAGTAATGTTAGATAAAGGCGATAGAGTAATTAACGGTCGTACTACAGCTAAGTTACAAAAAACAGGACAAATCCCTAAATTCTCTAAAGGTACAGGTAAGAATAAGAAGAAAGATAAGAACTTATTAGAGCAAGGATGGGATGCAGTAAATGGAACATACGATTCTGCCAAACATGGTATATCAAAAGGTATGCAGAAGACTGGCGAAGCTTTAACTAGTGCAGGTAAATTCTCAAAAGACTGGATTACTAAAAATATTGGAGATGTGATGGACTGGATTAAAAAACCAGGTAAATTACTTAATAAAATATTAGATGGTATGGGCGTCGGTATGAGTTCTTTTGGTATTAAAAAAGGGAACGTTCCTTATGATCTAATGAGTGGTATGTTCAAGAAACTTAAATCAGCAGCTACTGACTTAATCAAATCTTGGTTTGAAGAAGCAGAAGGTGGCGAAGGTGATGCTGGATGGTTGTTAAAACATGATATTTGGCAGAAGTTTGGTAATTATACTGGTGGTTTAGGATTTAATGGTGGTAAACACTATGGTATTGACTTCGGTATGACACCAGGTACAAACGTTAAAGCTGTTGCTGGAGGTAAAGTATCAAAAGTATGGAATGACTATGGCGGCGGTAAATCTATTGAAGTTGATATAGGTAAAGGATTAACTAACTGGTATATGCACTTAAGCAAACAATTAGTTAGTAAAGGCCAAAAGGTCGGTGTTGGTGATTTAATTGCTAAATCAGGTAACACTGGTGCATTTACGGCAGGTTCAGGGCATCTTCACTTTCAACTTAATAAAAATGGCAAACCGCAGTCTAATGTTCTTGAATGGCTTAAAGGTCTTGGTAGCAGTGGTTCTAAATCTGCATCAAAATGGAAAGGCGATATTAAACGTGCTGCCAAAGCAACGGGGACTAAATTGTCAGGTAGTAAATTAAACGATATCGTTAAACTTATTCAGACTGAATCTAATGGAGACCCTAAAGTAACTCAACATGGATACACAGACATAAACAGTGGGGGTAATGAAGCGCGTGGTTTACTTCAATATACTCCTGGCACATTTGCAGGTTACAAAACTAAAGGTGGAGGAAACATACTTAACGGTTATCACCAACTCAAAGCATTCTTCAATAACTCTAATTGGAGTAGAGACTTAGCATCATGGAAATCAAGAATGGCAAGAGGTTTAACTGGTTGGGGTCCTACTGGTTCAAGACGTGGTTATGCCACTGGTGGATTGATTAATTCGTCTGGTTTATACAATTTAGCAGAAGAAGGCCATCCAGAATTTGTAATACCTACAGACCCAAGTAGACAATCTGACGCAATGAAGTTACTTGCTATAGCTAGACAAAGAATAGAAGGTAATAAGAAAAACAAACGACCTAATCAAATGCGCACACCATCTACTGGTGAAAGTAACAGTAATGACAACACAGAACTATTACTACAAATGATTGCTAACCAACAAAAACAACTAGATGCTCTTATGCAAATTGCAAGAAGTAATAAAAACATCGAACAAAAACCAACAGGTGTTAGTGAAAGCGATATGAGTAGAGCGCAAGGTAAACGAGCCCAAATGATGGCATACAATATGGGAGGTGCTTTCTAATTTGAAAAAGGAAGTAAAGTTATTTAATGATGATATAAACATAAAATTAACCGACATACCTAACTTGAAGTTTCTTGATTTCATTGAGGAAGGTGTCGAAGTAAAAGCCAACACTGTTGAAATGAATGGAACAGATGGAGTATTAGTGGGGCCAAATTCGTTTGGTCCTTTTAATTTGATATTAAACTTTTCATTCAAAGGTTATGATACAACAGATTTAAGGTTGATTAAACAAAAATTGAGAGGTTTATTGTTCAGACGTGAACCATATTACGTTTGGCACTCTGATTTACCTGGTAAGAAATATGCAGTGTATTGCACAGAGGATGGTAACGAAAGTTTAACAAACTCATTTGCTACGTTTGCAGTCACTTTTGTAGTATTTAAAGGATATTCCGAATCACTTAAAGAAACTGATCAGTTTAGTTTATCTAGTGGAGATTGGCAGTTTGAAGGTGGCGTGTTAGCTGATGATAACATCAAGTATAAACATAATACGACAAGTTTTAAAATTTACAATGGTTCCTCCGATGTGATTAATCCATTGTTAAGACATAAATTCAAATTGTTAATAAATATAGATGCACCGAAAGGTTTCAAAATTAAGAACAAATCAACAAGTAAAAAATTGAATGACGGTACCGAAACAGATGTATTTGAATACAAAAAAGGTATCAAGAAAAGTCAACAATTAGTTATAAATGGTGTGCATCCTTTTATAAATAACAAACGTGTGGGTATAGATACCAATTGGCAGTGGCTAACATTGGATAAAGGTTTTAACGAAATAGAAATTACAGGCGAGAATATTAGTAATGTATCAACTCAATGGATATTCCCGTTCATATATAGGTAGGTGAATAAATTGAGAGATATGGTTTTAAAGAATAAAAAGGGTACGTTTGGAGAAATACTTGTAGATTATGACTTCGGTTCTTGGAAACTTAATTATGAAAAGAATAATGAACGCTCAATTGACTTCACTATTTATAAAACCTATTCAAATTCCGATTTATTCGATGCTTTGCTTAATGAAATGTTGATAGTTTGGGAAGGTCAAGAATATGTTATCAAATCGACTTCTATTAAATATGATGGCGCAGTTGTATCTAACGATGTGACTGCTAAACATATTTTTATGGAGTTTCAAAACCATTATATTCAAAAAGATTTAGAAAATGAAGAAATGAACAGTGATGAAACTGCAGATGAAGATAATAAACCCACAATGACGCTTGAACAATATCTTGAATTTGGTTTCAGAGGTAATAAACTTGGATTCACTTATGAAATAAAAGGTAAATTCAATAACCGTGTGGCTATTGATGAATTAGGTAACAAGAATGGAATGGAATTTCTAACGGAAGGCGCAGAATTATTTAATTATATTTACTTTGCCGACAATAAGAAAATTTATATCTATGATGAAGAAACATTTTATCAAATGGCAGATATACCGTTGATCTACAAATACAATTCAAGTGAAGTACAAGCTACAGTAACTACAACTGATGTTAAAACTTATATTCAAGGCTATGGTAAAAAGAAAACGAAAGCTGAAACGAAGAACTATAGTCCTGTTAAACCTAAGGATATAAGTTATTCAGGCACTTTCATCAAAGATGGCACTTGGAGAACAGAAGTAGTTGGAGCTAGTTATTCAAAAGAAATTAATTGTAAGTGGGGCAATGAAATTCTCGAATGGACATTGAAGAAAATGGCTAAAGGTGGTTTACTCGATGTTTATTTAGACGAAGAATTGGTTGGACGATATGAATGTTATAGCAAAACAGCTACGAGTGAGAAAATAGTTATCGCAAGAAATTTATCAAAAGGTAAACACACATTTAAAGCAGTATTCAGAGGTGCTAAACCAGGTGTTGATTATAAAAAGTCAAAACCTTGTATGTATGTTGGTACAGAGAAATCAACAGTGTTAAACATTACTGCAGTATTGAAAGGTACTGACATTTATCATGCTTATGCTGAATATAAATCACCGAATATGGACGCGTTTGGTTTTGCAGAAGCGCCAACAGTGTTTGATGATAATGCATTGGACGAAGATGAACTATTAAAGAAAATAAAAACTGAAATCAACGATCAACCAACAGTTGAGGTTTCAACTAACTACTTAGGCTCTGTCGAAGATAAGCATTATATTGGTCATGATGATATTAAAGAAAACAATACAATAAGGTTTATACATCAACCACTAGGTTATAACTTAGATTTAAAAGTTGTTAAACTGACTGCTTCACATCCATTAGTAAACGAACCAGTAGAAGTCGATTTTAGTAACTCACCAACCGATATTATAAAAATCCAACAAGGTATAAGTAGAAACATTAAAAAAGTAAATAATTTAGTCAAAGGCGGTTCACTCAGTGGGGCGTCTTTTACTATGCCTAGATTAGCATCTGATTCAATAGGGAGTGTGTTAACAAATGAATGAACCGACTGAAATTAAATACCCTTTAGATGAAAATGGAGAACCATATTTTGCAGGAACACATATAAAAGCTGTTGCAGGATTAGACTTTGCAGATGATGAAGATTTGATAACTATAATTTTTAATTTGCAAAATGAGATTTCTAAAATTAATACAAAGATAGATAATCAAGAAACTTTGATATACAAACTTGAATCGCAAATTGATGAAAATACTAAAAAATTAAACGAGCTAAGCGATAAATAGAAAGGGTGTAAATATTGAAATTAAAAATAAACTTTCCTATTGAATTAGGTCAAAGATTTAGAAGTATGATTATAAATAATTTCAAAGATGTACAATATTTTTATGGTCAAGTTCTTGATGTAATTAAAGATCATAAAACTAAAGATAAACATGCCCACAACGCAAAACAGATTGATTATAAGCTCTCAAACGTTCATGATGAACTAACTTATCAAGATGGGCGTATTGAGGGCTTAGTTATTGGTCATAATGGTGATGGTATAGAAGAAGTTAAAGATAGTCGGACATCATTAGATGGAATAAACCATGAGTTATTATCTAAACGTTTAAAATATGATTTAGAATCAATAAATAAAACAATTGAAAGTAATTACAATCAATTGAACACTAAAATTGAACGTGTTAGAAATGTGAACGACTTTGGCGCAGACCCTACAGGACAAAAAGACAGTACAGAAGCATTTAAACAAGCCTTTGGTAATGGAGGACATCACGTTCACATGACTGAAGGCTTATATATTGTCGATGGTCTTAAATTACCAAGCAATACAATTTTAAGTGGTGAAGGTAAAGATATAACAACCTTAAAACTTAGCGATAGTTCACAAAAACATAAAATAGTTGTTACTAACAAAGATTTAGATGGTACAGCTCATAATATATTTTTAAGAGACTTCACTACAGATAATAACAAAGACAGATTTAAAGGAGAACGAAACTTCGCTAATGGTTATCAATTTGATTATCCGAATCCATATGAAAAGGATTACCCTGTAGGCTCATTGGCTAGTGGAGTTAGGTTTGCTGGTGTCACTCATGGTGCAGCTGAAAATATAAAATCTGTTGATGCTTTACTTCATGGTTTCGATATTACCTACGCTAGTGATAAATACTTATCTGATGGAGATGGTATAAGAGTAAGAGAAGATTTAGAAAGTAAGTTTATAAGAATACACAACTGTGAAGCTTTAGGTTTTGGGGACGATGGTATAACTACACATCACAGTAGATATCTTAACATCACAAATAATATTTCTCATCATCCTAAAAATTATCATGGTAATTCAAATGGTATTGAAATCGACGATGGGTCGCAATACGTTTTCTTGGAAGGTAACTATACTTATAGAAACCATGTAGGTTTAGAAATCAAAGCTCATGAATATACTTCTGCACCTAGTGGAGTATTTGTAAATAGTCATCATTCTAACGAAGACACACGTTCATACGTATTAAGACATATTGGTCATCATAGAGCCGAGACAGACCCTAAAAGTAAAACAGCACATGACGTTATGCTAAATAATTGTGTTGCAATGAACCCAACTAGAACTGACGTCTATCCAGATTGGACTACAAGAGCATTAACTATAAGTGCATATAAAAATGTGAGTGTAAACAACTTTACTGCTATTAGCAATGGCAAAGCAGATGTAGGAGAAGCAGTTATCATAGTTCAGTTTATGGCAGAGAATATCCAGTTAAACAACGTAAATGTGAGTGGTTTCAAAAGTGCTAATGCTGATATAAAAGTGCTAGGAGGAGTAAATAGACCTAAAAAAATTACACTTAGTAACATCAATATTAGAGAATCGTCTAACAATATAGGTATTGCTGGTGGAGCCAAAGTTTACGATATTAAAATTATTGGCGCAAATTTAATTGGTAATGGCATGGGCAATGCTATAGAAATGTATAATCGTACAGCACATATTGTTGGTGTAACATCAGAAGGTTATACAAATGGTGCAAAAATTATTGATAAGATTTATAAAACACCTCCAACTTTCACAAGAGGTGGGTTTATAGGTGGTTCCACTGGTTCTGGAGCAATGAGTAATCGTTCTGCTGTTATAGCGTCATCAGGCAATACCTTTGCTTATAGCGATAGAAGTTGGGCTATTGGTAGTGGTGCAGAAAATACTGTTAAAGGTTCAAGAACTGGTATCGTCAATAGTTTACGTTCAGAAACAAACCCTGACAGCGTAGCCCAAATGATTGTTAATAGCCATAGGGTCGTTTCACCAGGTAGTCATCTATTAGTTGGAGGTTGGGGCGGAAGTGGTAACGCATCGACTGAAAATGTGAAATATACACTTAACTCATATAATGGTAATGCGAATTTCGCTGGGAAAGTTCAATCTGGGCAAAATTTTGGTGACTATGCAGAATATTTTGAAACACAGTCAGGACAAGAAATACCTCACGGTTACATGGTTACTTTAGATGGAAGATACATTCGTAAGGCTAACTCGAATGATAAGCCTATTGGTATTATTTCAGGAACTGCTGGAATTATTCTTGGTGATCAAATGTTCCATCATAAAGACAAATTTTTAAAAGACGAATTTGGTGTCAGGTTAACTGAAAAAATAGAAACCGAAATAACAAAAGACAACGGAGAAGTAATAAAAGAAATAAGAGAAGTTCCTATCATTAATCCGGATTGGAAAGAACAAGACGAAGAATATCAATCAAGAGCCGAACGACCAGAATGGAATGTAGTAGGTCTTATGGGACAAATATTCACAAGAATAGATTCTACTGTATCTATCAACGACTACATCAAACCTAATAAAGGTGTAGGGACAAAAGATAATAACGCTGGTTTCTATAGAGTTTTAGAAATAACTACACCATACGATAGTGAAAAAGGATATGGCGTTGCAGTTGTATTAGTAAAATAAGGAGTGATTATGTGAACAACGGAATAGATAAGAAAGCATTGTTTAAATTAAAGTCTGAACCTTATTTAAAACCAATCTCTGACTTAGAGGTTGGTTTTTATAATTTAGATGAAAATACAGCAATATTAAGATTTCAGTTAAGTAATGCAAAAGGTCCATTATTAATCCATGAAAATAATTTAACAGCTTATGCTTACTTTGAATCAAGCAATGGGAGCGCGTCAGATGTAATTGAATTAGAAATAGAAGATTCATTCAATGGTATTGTGACAATTACTTTAGATAAAGATTTCTTACAAGCTAGTACCTCTACCAGAGTAAAAGGACAAGTTTACATTGGCGTTAATAATGTAAGTGGAAAATCTGATTATAATGAAGTTGCAGTATTTAGAGAATTTACTTTTGAAGTAGCAGACGCATTGATTAACAAAATATCTTCATTCGCAAAGGTTGAATATATTCGCATGTTCAGTCAATTGAAGGGACGTATTGAACAACAGGTCAAAGATATCGAAAAAGCTATAGCTAATGGCGCTGATTATGTAGCGGAAATGAAATCTGTCTTACAGAAAGGTATAGAAACACTTAACGCTATTGTAACTAGTGGTAAAACAGATATTCAAAATTATATCATTCAAGCTAAAACTGATTTAACCAAAATTAAAGATGATGCCACAATAGATATAACCACTGTATCTAACAATGCCGAAACGAGTGTTCAAAGCGCAGTTACTAGTGCTGTGAATAATATAAATACTACAGCTACAGAAGCTACTGAACATGTGGATGCAAAAGTTACTGAATTTAATCAAACAGTTGAAGATAATGGATTCCTATCACCTCAAATATTAGATGAAGAATTAGGAAAATTAGAATGGCAAAGATATAAAATAACTAATGATGATGGTAGCAGACAATTTATAAGTGGTTTGAATTTACTCACTGCTCCTCCTGGAAGGTATGAAAGCACAAATACTATTAACGGTCCGTTAAAAGAAAATGGAGAAGCAGATACAGGGTTTATTGAATCGGATATAAGTGTATCTTCTGGTGGCAGGCGTCTAATCATGACAACCAGAAGTAGTTATAATAAAACTTATATTAAAACGATTCATACTAATGGTGTAGATACAGGTTGGAAAGAATTAACTAACTCACAAACTGACACAGGTTGGGTTCCATTTAACATTATAAACGGTGGCAGAACTAACCCTGCATACGGTTACGGAACTTCTCGTAATGGTTATGGCTGTTCTTATAGAACGGTAACTAATGGAACTGTTACAACTAAATATGTAAGAGTAAATGCTGATAACGTTGCCCATAACCAATATATAGCTCAATTACCTGCTAACTTTGCCAAAAGCCCTCAAGTTGGTTTTATTAGAGGACCGTTAGCCCATAATGGCACGAGCCTTCTTATAGATTCTGACGGATCAGTTAGATTATATGTTGCTAATGAATCTGAATGGGAAGTTAGCGATGTTAAATATATTTACGGGACAATTAGTTGGATAGAATAGGAGGCTAAATAATGTTCAAACAAGTATTTTTATATAATGGAACACCTTATCTAGCTTATAAAGGAGAAGATGGAGAATATGATTATCCAAAAGATGAATGGACTGAAACACCACCTCCTGAAGGTATATACAGTCCTTTTTACTTTGATGGTAATGAGTGGGTCGGTTCTACGCGAGAAGAATGGGAAACAACTCTACCCGAGAAAGAAATATATATGCCTAGTCAATCTGAAATGATGTTAGCGCAAGCACAAATGCAAGTAACTAAAACGGCATCAAGATTAATAAAATCACAAGAAGAACAGGCGAAAGTTAATTTGGAATTAACTAAAAAAGAGAAAAGAATACAAGAATTAGAAAAACAACAAGCTCAAACTATGTTAGAAATTTCTAAATTAAAAGGGGAATAAATTATGTATCCAGGATTCGATTCAATTAAATATTTTTATGACATTAACTGTTACACAAATGAGGACATTCAAACGTATGTTGAGTTAGACGCAATAACTAAAGAACAATATACAGAGATCACTGGCGAAAAATATCCAGAACAACCACAGGCTTAGGCTTGTGGTTTTATTTTATAGAAAGTGGGTGGCATGTTGAGTGTGGATGGAACAAAAGATATTGAGCGTCGGGTCGGTATCTTAGAGGATAAAGACAGATATAATGATAAACGATTTAGAAACATAGAAACAACAATGAAAGAAGATAGAAAAGAAGTGTATGAATCTATTGAAAAACTTCACAATTCGTTAAGAGAAATCGAAAGAGGTCAACACACCCAAGAATTAACAAATCAAAAAATGGACTTTACTTTGGATTCTATAAATAAAGAGAGAGAAAATGAAAGACTTCATAAAGAAGAAAGTCGTAAAGAATTCAAACAACTCAAATGGTTAATAATAGGAACAATTTTCACATTGTTTAGTTCTTTAATTATTGCATTAGTTAGAAGTTGGTTAGGTATTTAAAGGAGGTGAAAAACCATGTTCAAATTCATATTAGGCGGAAGTTTTTGGCAATGTTTTTGGTTTGGAGATTGTAAATAATATTTAAATTAAGTCGGCACATTTGTGTCGGCTTTTTATTATGCATAATGACAGGCAAATACATTTCTCGAAGTAACACAGGGCGTTTCTCAGCGTCTTTTTTATAAATGGAGGTAATGAAATGGAAAAAGACAAACTAAAACAATTTATAGCGTTAATTGGTGGTTTTTTAGGTGCATTATATATGGCTTTAAATGCATCAGGCATTAGTGCTGAATGGATTAATCCACAAAAAGTCGATGCATGGGTGAATGTGCTTAATACAGGAATACCAGTGGCATTAACATTTTATGGTGTTTATAAAAATACATTTGTTGTAACGAAGAAAGCTAAAAATCAAGAAAAAACATTAAAAGACTTAAATATAAAATAAGGAGTGTATATAAATGAAGAAAATAGACGGTGTAAATTGGGCAGTTAAAAATATTGGTAACAGACTTACTGATGGTCAACCATACGGTGCGCAATGTGCAACCTTTATCATTGAATTTACTAAAAAATATTGGGGTGTTCACCCAAAAGGAAATGCAAAAGATTTTATTAATTATAAATGGCCGAAAGAATTCCAAGTTATTAAAGGAAAAAAACAAATACCTCAACCAGGAGATATATTTGTTTTTGGTGGAAAATACGGACATACAGGTATAGTCACAGAAGCGAACGGAACTTATTTTAATAGTATAGATCAAAACTGGTACAACGAAAGTTTAACTAAAGGTAGTCCAGCAGCGTTTGTAGAAGACCATGACTATAGCAATTTCTTAGGAGTTATTCGTCCACCTTATGAAGATGCTGAAAAAGGTGCAGTTTTAAAATCAACTAAAATTGAAACAATCAATCAAACAATTAATTATAAAATGCCTAATCGCTCAGGTAATGTGAAAGGTGTAGTCATTCACAACACAGCAAGTAGTGCTACAGCTAAACAAGATTATAATAATTTGAAAAATGCATCACAAGCAAGATATGAAGCAGGCATAGCCCATTATTATATTGATAGAAATACAGTATGGCGTGCAATTGACACATACAGCGTTGGTTGGCATGTAGCGAATGCTTATGGTAATAATGCTTTTATTGGATATGAAGTCAATGAATCAATGAGTGCTAATAATAAAGATTTCATGGCTAATGAACAAGCAGTATTTAAAAAAGCTGCAGCAGATTTACTTTATTACGGTTTACCAGTAAATAGAGAAACTGTTATGTTACATTGTCAGTTTGTGCCTACAGCTTGTCCACATCGTAGCATGGCATTGCATACTGGTTTTGACCCAGTCAGACAAGGTGCAGCACCGACATCTATTGTGAATCAATTGAAAGATTACTTTATTAAAGAGATTAAGAAATACTACAATAATCCATCATTGAAAGCTGGTGCACCGGCAAGTGATGATGTGCCAGATGAATCTACAATTCCAAGTATAAACCCCGAAGAAGAAGCACAAACTAACGTAGGTTCTACAGGTTGGAAGAAAAATCAACATGGTACATGGTACAAACCAGAATCAGCTACATTCACATGTGGTAACACTGCAATTGCTACACGTGTTGGTTCTCCATTTATTCGCGATGATATTTTTGGTTATTGGTTCCAACCTAGCGGCTATACTCCGTATGATGAAGTTTGTCTACAAGATGGACATGTATGGATTGGGTTTGATTGGAATAACACTCGCTACTATATGCCTATTCGTACTTGGAATGGAGTAAAACCACCGAATCATGGCGTGGGTACTTTATGGGGGTATATTAATTAATATATGCTATAATAGAAGTACCACGTGATCAATGAGGTAAGCACTTAGGTGTTTGCCTCATTTTTTATAAAAGGAGAATGGATATGTTAGATTCAAAGACATTAGAACAACAAATCAATACACTTAAAAAGGAATATCCCTACGCAATAAATGAACAAGAAAGTTTGGGGGTAGACACAGAATTTCAAACCGAAAAGTACTATCTTTCAATTGACAAAACAAATAATGAATTGATTATTGGTTTTTTATTCAAACGAATTAATGAAGAATTCTATTGGATAACTTTAGAATATTTGAAAATACCTGAGGAATTTGGAAATTTAACAGAAAGCAAACTTGTCGGGTTAGAGAAGAGTGAAAAAAGTATAACAGGTCACATAGTAATGTCGAGCTTTAATAATCTTAAGAAAGCGCAAGATTGTCTAAAGTATAGATTAGAAGGAAAGCAAGACTTTGACAAGTTTATATCTTATTTCAACAATTTAAAATGAATTTTTAATAGTTTAGAGTGACTGTTTTGGAGGTCGCTCTTTTTTTGTTTACATATACGAACAAGTGTTCTATTATGTTCATGAGGTGATAATATGAAAGAAGTAAATCCAGATGCACCAGATGAATATAAATACGAAACTGATTACCGTAACATCCCTAGAAAATATCTTAATCCACGTATACCGAAAGGGCGTGGCATGGTTAAGTGGCAACCTTTTAAAACGATGCCTGAACAATATGAGAGATTAGAGCAATACATACAAGACCAAAATAAGATTGATAGACCGTCATTAAGTGACCACCAATTAAATGATTTAAATGATAAGTTAATATTCAAAATGTACAATGACCCTAAAATTGAATTACGGTATTTTGTCGATGGATATATTAAAACTAAAGAGGGTTGCATTCATAAAGTAGATGTTCACACACAAACACTACATTTATACGAAGAAAGTGGATTAAGTAAGGTTAATTTGTTAGATATTGTCGAGATAAAATAAATTGAAAAAGATGTAAATGATGGTAGACGAACGTACACTAATATGTTATAATAGTATTATAGGAGGTGAGGGAGACAGTGAGTAAACAAAAAAAGCTCAAATGTGTAAGAATCACAATCAAGATAAACTTCTACTTTATCAAGATTGACTTCACATTCGAGCCATAAACAAAACGGGGAGTTCGCTCCCCTCTCATTAATAATATACAATATTACTCACTGCATTACAATGAAAATACAAATGAGTGTTAGAAAAACAACTAAATCAGAAAAGAAAGAATTTGTGGTTGGTTTGCTTGTATTAGTATCTATTATTTTAATTTTGAAATGGGTGTTTTAAATGGACGCGATCAATGAAATATATCGAAATATAAAACGATTGCTCGAATCAGAGATAACAGCTTACCAAATTGAAAAAGATACGGGTATTAGTCGTGCAAAAATTGGTAGATTGAAAAACGGTAAAAACGATTTAAATAATTTAAGTTTAGAAACTGCAGGCAAACTGTACGAATATGCAAAAGCCCACCTAAATGAATAGGTGGGTTGTTTTTAGTCTTAATGTCAATAAAACAATCAGAATAAATCATATTAGATTTTCATGTTTTAGTTCGTCTATTTTATGATCATTCACTAAAAAATCATGTTTCCCGATTTTTTGTAGTGGTATTTCAATTATTCCATCATGAAAAAGTAGGTTTAATATTTCAGGTACATCTCCTTCTTCATATCCTTTTTGAAACGCTATATCTTTTAATGCTTGAATACTTGTTATTTCTTCTTTGAAGATTGATTTGTTTATAGTCTTTACTAAGTCTTGATTAAAATTGTGTATTTCTTGATTCATTTAATTCTCTCCTTTAGCTTTTGTTATATTTAGTTCCAGATTAAACGAGATATGTTTCTTCCTATCTTAATACTAATTATATGAGAAATTGTTTTAACGAACAAGTTTATTAAATTAATAGATGGGTTACGCCAACGGTATGCCAACGAAATAGCGAAAACACTGGTCTAGAGAGGTTTCTAAAATCCCTCACTCTCCGTTAATTACATAATTTGAGCTTTCTTGAGACACCGAAATC